GCATCGAGTTCGCCGAACTGCGCCGTGTCGCCGAGGATGTCGAGGGGCGAGCCGGTCCCGAGTTCGATGCCGCTGGACGCGACCGCCGCGCGCTGGCGGGCGAGCAGGACGGTGTTCTTCCGACGCTGCGTTGCTTCGGCCTCCGCACCGCGCTCGATGGCATCCTTGGCCGCACGCTGCGCCAAGATCGTGTTGTTCCGATCCACACCAGCTTGGTACTTCGCGGCCTGTGACTGCGCCTGCCCCTGCTGGATCGCACCCAGAGCGGACACGCCGGTCCCGACGATGCCGGCAACGGCCGAGAGGGTGGCAATCTCACACAACGGGCGCTCCTATCGAGAAACGGTGGAACGGGCGGCCCAGCGCGCCGTATGGCTTTGCATCGTGTATCACGAACCCCAGCCACCGCAGCCACCCAATCGTGCGCGTCGAACGCGCGTCGATATGGTTCTCCATCCACGGATAGGCCGCGAGCAGCCCCGGCATCGCAGATCGCGTGTACCTCAGAAACGGCCGGGGGTGCGTATCAATGAGGTCTGTCCCGAGTAGCCATGGAGCCCGACGCCGTGACAGGAAGGTGGCGCGCGATATGCCTGAGACGAACATTGGTTCGCCATCCAAAATGCCTGTCCAAGTGCGTTCAGAGGCGGCGAGGCATCGTTCGATGGCTCCGGCCGGGTCGGATAGAGATGTCGCTGAGATTTCGCGCTGGTCCACAGCGCGCAGGCTCCGAGCAAACAGAGCCACGTCACCGGGATCAGCAGGCCGCACCACAAGCCCATCATTCACTGTCTCCACCTGCCTCAAACTGCGGAACCACGGCGAGCACCGTAGCAGGCAGCAAAGCGGCGCGGAAGGTCAGTCGGCCGTTGTTGTTCCAGTCGCCATCAACGCGCGCCTCGAACGACCCGGTGAACAGCCCAGCCGCAAGCTCTTCGCCCTCGTCTTCGCGTGATGGCTTCTGGTAGAGGTCGCCGCCCGGCAGCCCGTATTCCAGGCCAGCCATCTTCTCGACGTGGATCACGATCTTCGTGATGTTGCGCAACTCACCGTTCAGTGAGACTTGCCCAACGTCGATATCGAGCGTTTCGAGCTCGGCGGTATAGGGCAGCCCGAGATGGATCTTCGTCCCTGATCGCGGCAGGTCCACCCGGCCGTTCGTCACCGGCAGGTTCCACACCGGGTTGCCGTTCACGAGGCCCGACACAAGCCGTCCCTCAAGGTGCCCCATACCGGAGACGGTCGCCGTCGCAGCCCCTTCGTAGGACAGGGCGCTGTCGACGAACACACCATCTTCGAGGCTATTGACACGCCGCGTCGTCCGGCGCTCCACGAACCGCCGCTGAACGCCGCCGACCGTGCGCCGAACGACGAAGTACGGCACATCCTCGTCGCCCTCTGCGACAACGGCCACACTCTCGAACGCGCCGTCCGTGACGTGCGGCGACCATGCCCATACCTCTTCTGACTTCAGGTAGGTGAAAGACAGCGCTCGCCCGTCCGACATCACGAAGATCAGCGTCGAGTACGGTGCCTGAGCGTAGGCCATCGCGACGACGCTTCTTCCCTCGAACAGGTGTCCGGCAAGCAGCGACAGGTTCACGCCCGCGTATTTGTTCTGACCGAAGTCATAGGCGATGCTGCGGACCTGCTGCCCCTTGGCCTGGACGAACACCACGTCGTCTTGAACGATCAGCGGCTGAATGTTCTCCGCGCAGCCATAGGACGACTGCTGCTTGGCATCGACGGCGTTCGGCGTGATCGAGCCTTGATCATTGCCGCGCACGCGCCACTCACCAGAAACGGTGAAGATCAGGAGATCTTCAAGCCCGAGCATAAACAGGATGTCCTGCCTCTGCCGGCCGGCGAGCGCGAATTCGATGGCGTCACTGTCCCGTGTGGGGAACGACGTGTTGAAGTTGTTGAAGTCGCCAGACTGCGACAGGTTAATCTTGTTCGCCTTCGATGACGGGCCGCCAAGCACCGCGCGCTGCTGGAAGTACGCAGAAGCACGCGGCCAGTTGCCCTCGCCGTTGAAAGGGTCTTTCTGCTTTGGCGGGCCGTTCGAGGTATCTGCCGTGAAGTTCTGGTCCTGATAAGCAATCTTCGGCCCGACTGTGGGCGGCTGGTCTTTCGACAGTGTTCCGATCAGGCCGTAAATCGTCTTGTCCGACTTGTAGACGTTAAAGCTTTCGGCCCCCGGAACCTTCGTGAAACGAAGCTCGTTCGAGAAGCCCCGGAGCGACAGGTCGTTGCTCACGGACACGTTCTGGCCCGGCTCGCTTTCCCGGCCATTCGCGTCGACGGACGTAACAGCATAGGCGGTCGACACCGGGTATGCTGTCTCGTTGGCTTCCGTGTCGAGGGGGCGCGTGTTCGCGATCACCTCAAGGTCGCTCGGAGCCGCAACAGTCGGCGTGACGATGATATCCGAGAACCGCCAATCAGTGTTGGAGTAGCGAGAAAGGTTCTGCGGCTTGTAGACGTTTGTCGTAATCTTGAGAACATCGTTCGACTGCTCGAACCTCAGAGCAAAGATCATGTCCGATGTATATGGCGTGGTAATCTTGTACGGCACGCCGCCCAGCATGATCGGCGCGCCGAGGCGATGCACGCGCATATACAGGTTGCCGAATTCGAGGACGCAGGTGTCCGTCGCGGATAGCTGAAATTCGACGAGCCGCACGCCGTTCGTCTCGTCCGCGCACGCGGCGACGAATTCCAGGCCCGGCCGGTTCGAAGCACCCCCGTAGGGGTGCACGAGCCAGTTGGTCAGCCGCGCCGCGCCTGTGGCGTACTTCGCCAAGTCGACGCGGGCGTGCAGTTTGGGGTCAAGCTCACCACCCGTGAATGACGCCTGAAGCTTTTTAGGCACGACGGGACACCTCGAACCACCCGCCGAACCGGCCGGCAAGCGTCAGGATCGAGTTCTGCACGGCATCGAACCGCCCGCCAGTGACGTTGACGTTGCCGCCAGCGAGGACGGAGCACGCCGCGAAGAACATAAGCTGGATCGTCTGACCGTCTGTCGCATTCAGGCCGATCTGCACGCTGCCCGCGCCAGAGCCTACTGCGACGCCGTTCCGCTTGATCGTCATCGTCGGGGCAGACTGGTATCCCTCGCCCGTGTCGGTAAGCTCCACGCCCACAAACTTGCCGGCGTTGGAAATTAGAGCCCACCCCGTCGCTGCCCGCGTGGGAGAACCGCCCGTGAACTCGACGGTGTAGCCGCCAACCCCGCCCGGCACCGAGGGTGCTGCAATGCTGGGGTCATAGTCCCCAGGGTTGCCAGCGTTCGCCACGGTGACGAAACGCACGCGCCCGGTGTAGAAGTCCTCCGAAGACGTGCGGATCGAGCGGATGTCCCCGGTTCCGGTGATGTTGATTTTCAGCGCCTCGTCGCGAATAACAAGCACGTTGCCGGATTGGACCGTGTTCTCGCCATCGGTCAGGGTGTGGACGTTGCCCGACTGATAGAGCTTGAAGCGAGACGCGCCTGAGAAGCCGCCACGGAAGTAGAACGCTGCGCCGGGCGAGCCGCCGTGAACGGTGTTGTTGCGGCAGGTCGTAACGTCGAACCCCTCGTTCACGATGATGCCAGTCGACGTGGCGTTGGGTAAGGTGATGACGTTGTCGTTGATCTGACCGCCGAAGCCGAGCGTTTCGAAAATGGCGACGATGCCGGCCCGCTCGATGCCGATCGCGTAGATCCCGACGCCGAGATTGTTGATAAGCACATTACCAACGACAGACGTGTATTGCCCGCCGCCGATATTGATCGCGAACCCGCTTTTGTTTGCGGTTGCACCTGTATCCTTGATGGTGTTCCCATAGATAGCGCAGTTGAACGCGCCGCCGGCATCGATCCCATAGTTGTCGTTATTCTCAAGGGAATTCGCGTAGAACGAAGTCTGCTCCGCGTTCGCGCAGATACCGCCGCCGGCCCCGGTGTTCGCGTTGCCGTTCCGTCGAGCGCGGTTGTCATGCACGGCGCTGTTCGCAACCTGCGCCAGGATACCATATCGAGCGTTCGCGTCGGTACGGTTCCCGGCAATCTCAGTAAAGCGAGACAAGGGAATGCCGGGCGCGAAGATGGGCCGCGCTCCCGTGCCGCCCGTATAGTATCCACGAACGTGGATCCCATCCTCACCATTCTGGTTGGCGGTATTGCCGACGATCTCAAGGCCGTCCGAAATACCCAGAACCGGCGGGAAGATTTCCTTGGCGAACTTGATGCCCGTCTGACCGTTCTTATTCGCGCGCGAGTTCTTCACCGTCCAATTGCCGCCGCCCTGAACCTCAAGGCCACCACGGTCGTTGCCGGTGAAATCGCAGTCTTCGACCAGGGTCCGCGTTTCGTTGATGATGTCCGCCCCGTCGAACACAAGCAGACCCGAGCCATAGCCGCCGACCGCTTTTGCACCACGGGAGCGAACCCGGAGGAACGTGTTGTTGTACGGCCCGCCGACCGCCTGGATGTTGTTCGCGGGCATGGTCTGATTGGCCGCGTTGCCGTCGATATCGAGGTCAATCAGCGTGACGCCGGCTGCCCCATCTTCGAGACGGATGAAGCGGTCGACCCCCGAATTGTCAGCCCGGACCCAGCGCGTGCCATAGCGCGGCGCGCCAATGTGTGTCGTGTTCGAGGGGATCACCACATCGCGCAGCCGAAACGTCCCGCGTGGCCAATAGATCGGTTTGCCGGCAGCCACGACTTGGGCAAGCTGGAACGCCGCATCCGACAGCGCCACGGGGCTCGACGGGGGCGCTGCGTCCACAGAGGTGCCGCGACCGGACAGCGAGAACTCTACGAACGCGCCGTCGCCGGTCCCGTAACAGATCACGTTGTCTGCGAGGTTGACGAAGGGCTCGCCCTCAAGCAAAGGCCGGTTCTGGTTCCCGACGCCGGGCCGATATGACCCCTCGAACGAACGGCGGAACCGGAACAGGTCGACGTTGATGTTTGCGCCCGCGCTCATGCTGATCCCTCTCGCCCGCCGTCCACTGTGACGGTGAGCGTGCGTTTAAGCGTGATATCGTAATTGTCCGGCCGACCCGTGTTCTCGTCCGACTGGCTTTGCAGCCCCTCGCGCCCGCCGTCGACGGTGACGCTGAAGTCGGAACTCGCGAGCACGGGGAACGCCGGCTCTTTCGGTGCGGTTAGGCCGGGAATGTACGCGGCCTCAAGCTGCGACGGTGCGGGGCCGAGCATCGCCGGAGCCGGCGCGCCACTCTCGTTGGGCAGGTAGTGGACAGCCGGCAGGTCGCCGTATCGACGCTCGCCCCAGCCAACCGACCGCTGCGCCCGCGTCAGGCTCTGGACGCCGCGCACGGCCAGCCAGTCGGGCACAGGATCTTCGCCGATGTCGTTCGTGTCTTCGTTCGCCGCGTCCGCCTGCGCTTTCGCCACCGCTTCAGCCGCCAGCTTGCGCATGGCGTCAGTGAGCGACACCTTGCCTGTCAGCGGCATCGCGAGGTGCATCGCCAACAGGAACGACGCGGCCTCGACGAACTGCACGTCGTAGTCCGTCACGTCCTCGACAAGGACGGTGCAGCGGAACACTGGGGCAGTCGCGTTCGTGAAGATGACGCGGTCGCCGCCGAAACGCGAAATCTCGTAGGGCGTCGGATCGCTCAGCCTGTCGGCGCGCGCGATCTCACGAACGGCGAGGCACCCGGCCGGGTAGACGTAGCCAAAGCGATACCCCGGCGACGACGCGCCCGCGATCAGCACGCCCGGAACGAACGCGCGCGCGAACGGCCAATCCATGGCGCGGGTCGCGGTGTCGATGGCCTGTCGATAGAACGTGCGGCACTGCTTGCCGGCCGGGCTCCGCTCGTCGAACGAAGCTATCGAGCCCTGGCGCAGATGCCCGAGGGCGAGGTTGCAGATGTCGATTTCACTTGCGGCCATAGAGCGCCTGAGCGTCAGAGACGCGGTTCGGGTCCGTGGCGGGTTCCAGCGCGGCGTCCGTCAACTGAAGTTCGGCCGACCTGTGGCTGTGACGCTCGCTCGCGCCCTCACTGTACGATACCACCTTGACGCGGGCTGTCAGAATCATCTCGTCTCCGACCGTCACCTTGCCGACGCCGAGCTTCGAGAGACTTTCCTCGTCTAGGTGAATGCGCGTGCCGTAATCGTAATCCGGGGGCTCGTAAGCCTCCGGCATGTCGCTCTTCTTCTCC